CACCGGATATCCGGGAAAAGACCCTAGTTAGAACCAGGGTCCAAGATCGTACCACCGCTGGACGACACTATTTGTCAGCCGATACCTCGTAAGGCCCTTCATCTCAACAGAGTTATACTGAGACGGGAGCTTATTACGGGGTCGGTCAACAAACGCTTTAAGTGCCGTACGGCAATCCCCTTTATAGGTCGAAAGACCTAGTAAGGAAAGCCGATGTTCTACGAAGAGACGATCGATATCCTGATTATCTCGACGTAAACGCCAAAGGGAGTTTAGTAAAAATCCCAACGTGAAATCCAAGTGAGTTTTACTCACTTCCACCAAGTGCTTGATGCGGTATCCTTCGATACCAAATCGGCACCTGCTAGGAGTGGCCTCATCAAAGTTGCTGATGAATCCACCGTCTCCAAGTGTCTCCGGGATCCGAAGCCGCAAGGCCTCGGGAACCGAAGATACAAGGAGGTCGAACGCTTTACGAAAACTAGAATCACAGCCGAAAAAGTTGTTTCGGCGGTGAGCTAGTCGACGTATCGCATTCGCTAGGCGGTAAACCGCAGGAACGGACGACACTCTACCTTTAAGGTAGATTGGCTTGACATCGACACCAGAGAAGAAGTGGGAACCGCAGCTTTCTCTAAATGGGGAGTTGAGATAACTCTTCTTCCCATTAATTAGAAAGCCGTAGAACTTCATCATCTCTGAGAACAACTCATAACTTGCAGATGGCAATATAACATCATCGCCATATGCATTCACCTCCTGAATAGGGAGGTGAAGATATTCTGCGCAGCAACATGCTACCGCATAGAATATCAGAGACTCAAGCTGGAAAGTGAATCCGTTTCCCATACTGGAAAACTTATTCCACTTCCTCGTTTGAGAGTTATGGGTGCCGTAGTGGGATCGACAAGCATCCATCAAATGAAACCAGCGCGGAGGAAGTAATTCCTCTACGACGGAACATGAGATGGAATCACTAGCAGAAGAGAGATCAACTGTAGCGAGTCGGTCAGTAATACTACCGACCCGCGCCAGTTCT